TTTTATAAGTTAGCAGAGAATATTATACATACCTTTAAGTTTTATTATACTGATGTTGATAAGATAGAGGACCTTAAGCATGAAATCGTTTCTGTTTTACTAGAAGAAAAGATTATGAAGTTTGATCCTACTAACGGAGCTAAAGCTTATTCTTACTTCGGAACAATCGTAAAAAGGTGGCTTATAAATTATAATAATAAGAATTACAAAAAACTTAAACAAATTGGATCTTTTAGTGATATGGAAGATTCTTTTGAACAGAAGCTAGATGTTGAATCTCCATCAGCAAAAACTCTTAATATATTTCTTGACGAGTGGATTTCAGAAACATACGACAGGTTAGACGAATTGTTCTATAAACCAAATGAAATACAAGTCGCTGACGCTGTTCTTACGATTTTTAAAACCCGACATGATTTAGATATATTTAAAAAGAAAGCTCTTTATATCTATATTAGAGAGATGACTGACTGTGAAACTCCTGTACTTACGAGAGTAATAAATACTCTTAAAAAAGAATGGTATACTAAATACCAGAAATACTACGATCAAGGATTACTCACAAATAATTCTTTCTAAATCTATTTATTAGAAAACAATTATGAGTTTAGATAAAGAAATATTTAAAGGAAAAACTCTATCTGATCTTTTTGGTGAAATTTATGATAACTCTAAAGAAACTAAAGGACAAGTAAAAGCTCTTATTGGCGAACTTAAACCTCTTATAGAGAATATTGGCGACGCTACTCTTATTGTTCCTATGATAAAGGAATACATGGAGATAGGTGTAAAGAATGATGAACATTTGATTAAGTTAGCTACAGTAATTCAACGCATAGAAACAGCAGCAGCTAAAGGAGAATCAGGTGAATTCGACTTCTCAGACCTTCAAGACCTTTTAGAAGAACAGACTCTGTTAGAGGAAAAAGTAGAACAAGTAGAGGACAAAGAAGATATAGATGCTGACTCCGAGGAAATTTAATTCTTCTATTGGTACATTTAAAAGTACTATAGACTACAAAACTCTTATTCCCGTAAGAGTAATTGATATTATACTGGATGAATCTCACCCGGAATATGAAAAGTATGCAAAGACTCGTGCAATAGGAGCTATTAAATACAGGTTTCTTGACAAAATAGTTAACGAAGATGAACCAGAAAAACTTCCTGTTGCTTTCCCTCTAAATCAGACTATTAAGACGTTTCCTTTAAAGAACGAAATAGTACTACTACAACTAGCAACATCCCCAGAAGCAATTACATCAAAAGATAGCGAAGTTGTTACATACTACTCTTCTATAGTAAATGTATGGAACGATATAAACCATAATGCATCACCAGACTCTGATTCTACCTCTAATACAGTAGATTTAGGGTATGAGTTTAAAGAAAATTCTGAATTAAAACCTCTTCATCCTTTTAACGGAGATACAATCATAGAAGGAAGACATGGACAGTCTATTAGATTTGCTGGGGCTAGATCTTTCAAGAATACTATTTCTACTTCTGATAACGATTCTAAGCCGTTTATAATATTAAGTAACGGTCATGAAAAGAGTAGCGGAGATGAATTTTATGTAGAAGATATAAATAAAGATAAATCTTCAATATATATCACATCAGATCACACAATACCGCTAGATCAGTCTAGAGATAAATATGCATCCGCTAAAGAGAGACCTACTCTTGCTAAAAGCTATAAAGGTTCACAAATCATACTTAAGAGCGGTAGATTATATTTTGATGCTAAAGAAGAAGATATTTTATTCTCATCTAAAGGAGTATTTGGAGTAACCTCTGAAGCAGTACATTTAGATGGAAACCAATATGTAGGGTTAGATGCAACTAAAATTTATTTAGGAGAGTCAGCAATGAGATTTGAATTACAACCTGTAATTTTAGGAAATCAACTAGAATTATTTCTCCTAACCCTCCTTTCCTCTCTCCAACGAGTATCTAACGTTCTAACTAATGCTAAAGTAATAGACGGTAAACCTATCCCCTTAGTAAATAAAGAAGGACCTGTTTTAAAAGCTGACATTAAAGGACTACTTAACCAGATTAACCCTAACGGCAACTCTGTACTTAAATCAACTAAAGTATTTACTGAATAATGCCACACGCAATATTAAAAGACCTTAAAAGTAACTTAGCTGCATTCGCTGCACAGAAACTTGGTGAACTACAAGCTTTTGTAGTAAATAAGGTTCAAGAGACAGTATTAGAAATATTAGAAAAGTTAAAGAAAGAATGCCCTCCTAAAGAAGAACTAGATAAATTATCTGCTAAGATCAACACTGTAAAAAGCACAATTACTTCTATTAATCAGAAAGTTCAACCTATAGCCGCATTACCCCCCAAACTCGATCCTGTTATTATAGGAATGAAAATATTAATAGAGATACTCTCACATCTTCCAGCTCCTAGTACTATTGGTACCCCACCAGGACCTGCAGGAGGAGTAATTTTCTCTGTACCCCAAGGTGTAACACAAGCAAACGGCGCAAAATTAAGATGGGCACAGAAAGCTGTTGAAACTATAGAAGATGATCAAAACGCCATTAAAGATTTATTAGGTTCTTTCTCTGGATTTTTAGATCCAGTTCAAGCCCAACTAGATGCAATACAAGCTTTAATAGATGCTTGTTACGCAAATCAAGCTATGACTGACGAAGAACGAAAAGAATTAACAGAAAAACTAAACAACCAGACTAAAGATGAGGATTTATTCGGCGTTGACTATACAAGTAGAGGAGGATACACATATAAGATAAAAATTCAAACCGATCCAACATCTCCAGAAATAGCTCCAAGAAGACAAGCAATTGTACAAGACTTTAGAGGAATTACTGTTCTTACAGGACCAGCATCCTTTGCAAGTAGTACAGACGTATTAATAAAAGAAATAAAATTTAGAATAGATAATCAACTTCCATAACTTAACTATTTATATATATGAAACTCGATCAATTAAGAAAAATCATACGAGAAGAAGTAAGAGCTGCTGTTAAGGAAGAGTTACAGGAAATGTTAACTGAAGCCGTAAAAGTAGCAAGTAAACCGGATGTAAACCCAGGATTCAAACCTGCACCACAACCAGGTACATCAGACTGGTCTGCAGCTAAACCTAAAATGAATAAAAAGGAACTAGCTGAGATGATAGGACTAAAGACACCTCCTAAACCTACTAATATTGAATTCTCTAAGAATTCTAGGTTACAAGAGGCTTTATCTCAAACACAAGCATCTATGACCGGTGAAGATATAACAAATATATTTGGAGGAACCTCTGATATGGTTAAAAAGCCTAACTTTGCTTCTAGGGTTGCAAACGAAATGTCAGTTTCTTCAGGTAACGCACCAGGCATAGATTTAAGTTCTATCCCAGGATTAAGTAAAGCGAAAGCTATATTTGATAAAGCTAACGAAAAACAAACAGCTAGAATTTAATGGCTATAAACGTTCAACAGATAGACCCGTTAGATTTAACTCCCTTTGTAGGAGTAGGAGTAGATTTACCGTTTAGCGGTACTGCTGTGTTTAACACTACCTATCAAACTAAAGACGCTATTAAAGCTAATTTAATTAATTACTTTCTAACAAATAAAGGTGAAAGATATTTAAATGTAAATTTTGGGTCTGATATTAGACTTTTACTTTTTGATAATATTACTCAAGAAAAATTAGAAAGAATTAAAAACACTGTTGAAGAAGAAATAAAAACTTATTTTCCTAGAGTTAGACAAGTTGAATTTCAAATCAACTCATCTCCGGATACTAACTTAGTTACAGTTCACTATAGGTATCGAATAGTAAATACCAATATAGAAGATGAAGTTGTAATTAATATTGAACAATAATGGCAGAAGAAAGAAACATAAAGTATATTAATAAGGATTTTAATGATTTTAGGTCTCAACTAATTGAGTATGCTAAAAATTATTTTCCTAACACATATAATGATTTTTCACCTACATCACCAGGTATGATGTTTATGGAGATGGCTGCCTATGTGGGTGATGTTCTATCTTTCTATCAAGACACACAGCTTCAAGAAACATATCTTAACTACGCTAAAGATCCGAGAAACTTATACTCCTTAGCCTATATGATGGGGTATAGACCTAAAACAACTGGAATATCAACAGTTGATTTAGAGATAACCCAACTTATAGAATCAACAGGAACTCCAAACTACTTACCAAATTGGGAACAAGCAGCTGTTATAACTGAAAACGCAGTTTACACATCGACAGATAAATCTCAAACTAAGTTCTTAGTAGATCAGAGAGTTGATTTTAGTTTTTCAAGCTCGTATAATCCTACTGAAGTAACAATTGACAGTTTAGATGGTAGCGATAATCCGGAGATCTATAAACTTAAAAAGAAAGTAAAAGCATTCTCATCTGAAATTAAAGAAACTACCTTTACAGTTGACAATACAGATAAGTTTAAAACTTTTACTTTACAGGATACTAATATTGTAGGTATCTTAGATATATACGACGGCCCTAATCAAACAGGAAATAAATGGTACGAAGTACCTTTCTTAGGACAAGATACAATATTCGAAGACGAAGCTAATAGTGCTACAGACTCTAATAGAGTTCCATGGCTTCTTAAACTTAAAAAAGTACCGTATAGATTCGTAAGTAGATTTCTATCTACCGGATACCTTCAACTACAGTTTGGAGCAGGTACAAACAGTCAAGATGACTCTCAGATTATCCCTGAT